TATGCTCATTTAGTATATCAATCACAAGTATCAGGACTTACAATATTTTTCCCTGATACAGACATACATGGTAAAGATGAGGTGTTAGCTCAGGCACTAAAAGACACTTATACTATTTTACCATTTGTAGCTAGTAATAAAGCTACCGGCGGCGGTCCTCATGTAGGAACCGCAGTAATTGGAGGAGATCCACACCCATGGCTATATCAGTACCCAGGAATTTTACGTACTCCATCTATTCTGGAGTCCGCAACAAAGGGCGTAGGACTACTAACCGCTACGCCAGACGAGGACGGGTTAGTAAGAAAGATGCCTATGGTCCTAAGCGTAGAGTCAAAACTTTACCCGAGTTTCGCCTTGGAAATCTTAAGAATCCTGCAAGGTTCAGGAAGTTACCAAATGAAAGTAGGAGAAAACGGTATTCAAGCGCTCCGCGTGCCTCCGTACCTCGTTCCATCAGATTCCCAAAGTAGAATCTATATAGATTGGAATAGAAACTTTAAGAAAGTGTCAGCACTTGATTATGAGGGAGGGGCATTTATTGGAATCATAGGAGTTACTGCAGAAGGTGTAGCTACACAAATTGCTACACCAGCAGGCCTTCTATATCCGCATGAAGTACAAGCTATGACAGTATCATCAATATTGAGTGGAGAATCAAAATCTACACCAGACTGGGCAATTCTCGCAGAACTAGGAATAACACTTATAGGTGGACTAATATTATTGTTCACATCATCTTTAATATATTTTTCAATACCTTTTCTACTTGCAGTATTAGCAGGATCATACTATGCTAGTTCATATGCATTTTCACAACACCTCCTACTTGACGTAAGTTTTGTTTTTGTTAATTTAGTGGTTGTATTTACAGTAATGACCTTTTACAACTTCGTAGAACAATTCTTTTTACGTAGACAGATTAAACAACAATTTGGCACATACCTAAGTCCCGATATGGTGAAAAAATTACAAGACAATCCAAAATTACTGAGATTGGGTGGGGAGACAAAACGACTCACTTTCCTTTTTTCAGATATAAGAGGATTTACACCAATCTCAGAAAAATACCAGTCAGACCCTCAAGGACTTACTACTCTGATTAATCGTTTTCTTGACAATCAAACTGAGATAATTATGAAACATGGAGGAACAATAGACAAATACATGGGTGATTGCATTATGGCCTTTTGGGGCGCACCCTTGGAAGATGAACAGCAAATTGAAAATGCTACCAAGGCAGTTATAGAAATGAAACAATCTTTAGGAGAATTAAATGAAGAACTTAAAAAAGAAGGGCTTGATCAAATACATACAGGAGCAGGTATCAACACTGGTATATGCGTTGTTGGTAACTTTGGCTCAAGGAATCGCTTTGATTATTCTGTTATCGGTGATAGCGTCAACCTTGCTGCTAGACTAGAAAGCCAGTGCAAAGAGTATGATGCCGATGTAATAATTTCTGAGTACAGTTTAGTAGAAGGATATGACTATAAATTTTTAGACGAAATTACGGTCAAAGGAAAATCAGAACCAGTTAAAATCTATACCTTTAAAAAATAATACTTGACATATGGTATAGAATTTGATATAATTTAGATTATGGAAGTAGAAGAAGTAGCAGCAAATTTAGATAAACACGAAGCCGTTTGTGCAGAACGGTGGAAGACTGCGTTTAATAGATTTGATGATATTGATTCAAATATAAAAAGAGTAGAGAACATACTACTCGGTGCAGCAGGTAGCCTTATAGTAGGAGCAATAGGACTAATACTAGTAATGGCAGGCTACGATATAGGATAGAAAATGGAATTTGAATATAGTAAAAAAGACTTAAAGAAGTCACCAAAAAGTAAAAGCATAGAAGTTTACTATGATAGAGGATTCTGGAGATTTGATGGAGCCTCAGCAGGATATGCAACAGAAGAAATTGCAAAAGAAGAAGCAGAAAAATTCTTGGCAAGAAAGGATTGACATCTGCCAAATTTGTGATAAATACAACAAGACATGGAAAGTCTGCAAAGAATGCAGATGTTTTATGCCTCTCAAGACTAAGTTAAGATGGGCAGCGTGTCCGCTAGGAAAGTGGAAGTAGGAGTAAATGCGATGGCATTAACAGCAAAGCAGAAAAAATTACCTAAAGCTCTTCAACAAGCTATATTAAAAAGCATGAAGAAGAAAGGTATGAAGAAAAAGAAAAAAGGTGGCAAGAAAAAACGTAGTAGAGGTTGATTGGTTACAATACTTTCACTCTATAAAAAACGTATGTCCTTGGAGTTACGAAAGTTATACTCAAGGAACAACTAAAATAACACAGTTTGACAGCAACATATTGAAGCTGAATGAACAAAACTGGAGGAACTTACCCTGGGAGGTGATCGTGTATCAACTGGGTGATGACCTTACGCTAGATGCGATTGATGAATTTGTGGCTATCAGAAATGAAAGCCAAGAGAAATGTGAATACTTGTGGTCGCACCCCTCTTTTACTAAGGGTGGTAAAAATCAAACTCCAGTCCCTGTAATTATTCAGCAAGATAGAGAACAGCTACTCAGACTGAGAAGAAAGGAGAAATAATGATAGATTATATCAAAGGAAAATTTATAAAACTTTGGAACATAGTTTCAGGTAAAGATAAAAACTGGGACGGCTCAGTAGATATCAAAGACAAAATGATAGAAGCTGAAAATAAGAGTAAATAATGCCGTATGTAGTAAAAGACTTAGTGGTTTACCGTAAAATGAGAAACGGTAAATTAGTTAAAAAAGCAAAAGCTAAGTCAAAGGAAAGTGCTAGAAAGATGATTGCACTTTTAAATAGTTTGGAAAGAAATGGCGGTAAAAAGAAGAGACCCGCGAGTCGGAACAGGAAAAAAACCAAAAGGTAGCGGCAGAAGACTTTATACTGACGAGAATCCAAAAGATACTATTAGAATCAAGTTTGCTACTATAAAAGATGCGAGAGCAACTGTACGAAAAGTTAAAAGAGTTCGTAAAAGCTATGCAAGAAAGATACAAATATTAACAGTTGGTGAACAACGAGCAAGAGTGATGGGAAAGAAAACAGTCGCATCAATCTTCAAGGCAGGTAAGTCTGCGTTAAGGAAAGCACATGGTCGCAAGAAGAAGAAGACGAAAAAGAAAG